TTGTCCTTATTAGCCAGTCTCGTAATAATATTAGTGCTATGTATACTAGTCAGCAGCCTACTGGTGGTCAGGCTACTAAGTTTTATTCCTCTACAGTTATTAAATTATTTTCGTCAGAATCAGATAATCAAGCAATTAAGGGAAAGATAAATGTCGGAGATAAACTCATTGAAGAAAAAATTGGTAGAAAGGTTCGTTGGGAGTTACAGTTTTCTAAAACATCTCCTGCTTTCCAAAGTGGCGAATATGATTTTTATTTTAGAGGTGATAACGTTGGTGTTGATACTATTGGTGATCTTGTTGATACCGCAGAATTAATGGGTATTGTTGAAAGAACTGGTGCATGGTATGTTCTCCCAGATGGAACAAAAGTACAGGGAAGAGAAGGTTTTATTAACAAAGTCAGAGAGGATATTGATCTACAAGATATGATTAAGGACAAAGTTAGTGAATAAATATACCATATATGATGGTAAATTTCCTTGCAAAACCTGCAGAGAAGAAGTTAAAAAAATCAGATTTTATAAAGACACTGGAATGTCATCTTGGATGTGCTCTCAAAAGCATTTGTCTGAAGTTCAGATATGTCATGTTGGATATAAGAAAAAGAGAGATTATGAGCGAGAAGAACGAGAGTAAAAGAATTGGCGCCAAGCAGCATAAAAATTCTGGTAGAAATACCAAAAAAGGAGATGCTACTTGGGCAAACTTTACCGTTGACTTTAAGGAAAACTCAAAGTCATTTACCCTAAACCAAGATGTTTGGGCTAAGGCTACGACAGATGCTATAAGAAATAATAGCGATCCAGCCATAGTCGTGGTCCTTGGCGAGGGAAACAAGAAGACAAGACTTGCTATAATAGAGTTAGAACTACTAGAACAGATGGTGAACAATGGAACAGAATAAAACAACAATAGATATGATTAATGGCTTATCAGAAATAGCAGAATATATGCAGGATGAAGACCTTAATACAGCACTAACATTTATTGCCAAGGTAATAATCAAGCCTGACATCCCTATGAATGTGGCTACACTAGAAATAGTTAGACTACAGGCTATTGCAACAAAGATGGCATTTAAAGCAACGTGGATGGCCAATGTGGATAAGTCAGACAGGGGAAAGAAAAATATTTATTACACTGCAGCAGAATCTATAAATAACCTTGTCTCTGCTCTCAAATATATCATAAGATGACTAGTGGTATAATTATATAAAACAAGGGAACTTTATGACAAAAAATTTAATGAAGCAAGTTATGCTTAAAGAGTCAAAAAAGAAAGATGCTGTTTCGGCACAAGATAATTCTTTTATTGACGGATTGATTGAAAAAATACAATCTGGTTATACTATAAAACTAAAACCAAAATTTACAAAAAAGCAATCTTTTAGCCCATCTACCCTAACTTATGGTGCTGGAGAATGTCCTAGATTTTGGTACTTAGCATTTGATGGCGCTAACTGGTTTGATAATGCTGACGCATATGGTGTAGCAAATAGAACTTCTGGAACGCTAAGCCATGACAGAATTCAAGATGCAATAATGGATGCTGGAATACTTGACGAAACAATGGAGTTTGATACAGAGCCAAGTAAATATAAAAAGCAAAAGCATCCAGCGATGGAATTTAAAATAACATATGATGATCCACCAATTTCTGGGTATGGGGATGTCATGCTTGCCTATAATGATAATAAAATTTTAGGCGAAATAAAAACAATGCCCAATGAAGGGTTTGAATATAAGAAGGCAAGCAAGAAGCCAAAGACTGGACACTTGATGCAACTTCTTATATATATGAAAATAAAAAAGATGGACAAGGGTGTTTTAATTTATGAAAATAAAAATAATCATGAGTTATTAACTTTGCCCGTAGTAGTAAGCGATCATTACCGTCGGTGGGTAGACCAGGCTTTTGATTGGATGAGAACTGTGAGAAAGGCTTGGGTAGACCGAACTATTCCACAAAAAACGTATAGATCAAATTCTAAAATTTGTAAAGCGTGTCCAATTCAAAAAGCATGTGCTGAAGCAGAGACAGGGGTAATTAAAATTAAACCTCTGGAGTTGCTAGAAGATGAAACATTGTAGTTGGTGCGATCAAGAGTTTAAGTCAAATATATCCTACCAAATATACTGCTCTATTGAGTGTAGAGACGAGGCAACAAAACAAAAAATTGCCACAAGGTATATGATTACAAGAAGACAAAAAAGAAAAGGTAAGGATAGAAGATGTAAGTCTTGTAAGCAGGTGTTATCAATATATAATGATGACATGCTCTGTGGACTTTGTCAGGTCAATCCTAAAGATGTTGATAAAGCATTAAAAGATATAAAGGGCAGAATGAATGAAAAAAGATAATCCAAAAACTATTTGTGCTATTGACGCTAGTACAACTAGTCTTGCCTTTGCCCTGTTTAATACACAACAAAAAACTTTAGGTGTTGTAGGGAAGATTAATTTTGAAGGAAAAAATATTTATGAAAAGGTTATGGATGCTGGGAAAAAAACAAAAGCGTTTCTTGACTATTATGGTGGCTTTGAAGGTATTGTAATTGAGCATACAGTCTTTATGAATAGTCCCAAAACTGCTGCAGATCTTGCACTAGTTCAGGGTGCGATTTTAGGTGCTGCTGGTCAATCTGGAACAACAATTATAGGAAAGGTTTCTCCAATAACCTGGCAAAACTTTATTGGTAATAAAAAGTTAACAAAAGAAGAGCAACTACTTATTAGAAGTCAAAATCCTAATAAATCTGTTTCCTGGTATAAAGGGTATGAGCGTGGTATTAGAAAACAAAGAACTATTAAATTTATCAATGTAAACTATGATAGGAATTTAGATGATAACGATATCGCTGATGCCTGTGGTATTGGTCACTGGGCTCTGAATAATTGGGATAAAGCGGTTGGTTATGCGTAAATCATTTGATTTTCCAGAATATAATGATGATATTATTCTAATAGTTAGAACATTATCTCCTTCAAAGTGGTTGCTCATAGATAGAGAAACTGGTCAAATATATCAGGGCAATAAAAATGGACATTGGGATAGACTGGACCCAGTTATAAAAATTGACAAGGAGTGACATGTCTGCTAAACTATATACAAGTGAAACTTGGCTCCGTAAGAGATATCTTATGGACAAAAAGTCTCCTCAAGAAATAGCAAAGGAATGTGGGGCAAGCGTAGAGACAGTCTATGTTTATCTTGCTAAGTTTGGACTAAGAAAGAGTAAGCGATGACAGAAAAGTTTAATATTACGGTAGATCAGGTAAATCATCCTGAGCATTATACTAGTGATCCATCTGGCATCGAATGCATACAGATTACTCGTCATAGGAATTTTAATATTGGAAATGCATTTAAATATTTATGGAGAGCAGGATTAAAAAATGAATCTACACATATAGAGGATTTAAAGAAAGCAATATTCTATATACAGGATGAAATTAAAAGATTAGAAGGACACTATGACAAACACTGAAGAAGATTTAGTTAAACACTTAGATCAGGTTAATACAGTTGTAGGAGAATACCTAAAGGGTAACGATCCAACTAAAATATCTAAAGAACTTGCTATTCCACGACAGACTGTAGTAAATTATATTAATGAGTGGAAAGTTATGGCTTCTGCTAATGATGCTATTCGTGCTCGTGCAAAAGAGGCATTAGCAGCAGCAGACACACACTACAGCAAATTAATATCAAAATCATACGAGGTTATTGATGAAGCAAGTATGACAAATAACCTTAGTGCTAAAACACAAGCAATTAAACTTGTCATGGACATTGAGTCAAAAAGAATTGATATGCTACAAAAAGCAGGTCTTTTAGAAAATAAAGAGTTAGCAGAAGAAATGGTTCAGATAGAGCGCAGACAAGAAGTTCTTATGGGAATTTTAAGAGACATAGCATCTGAATATCCACAAATTCGTGATGAGATTATGAGAAGACTTTCCGATATTGCAAGAGACAATGAGGTAATAACAATTGTCCATGATGTTTGATGATTTTTTAGAAGCACTTAAAGATGATCATTTTGCAGAAAAGCCAGTAGATGTAAAGACATTTGTTGAGTCACCAGATTTTTTGGGACAGCCAAAACTATCTGAAATACAATACGACATAGTGGAGGCAATGAGCCAAATTTATAAAAAAGAAGAACTAAAAGTCTTGATGGGAGAAGCAGAAGGCGAAAAACATTATGACAAATATACTAAGAACGAAATCATACTACAACTTGGTAAAGGTAGTGGCAAGGATCATACTTCCACTGTTGCTTGTGCTTATGTTGTTTACAAACTACTTTGTCTTAAAGACCCTGCAAGATACTTCGGAAAGCCACCTGGAGACGCTATAGATATTATTAACGTTGCTATTAACGCTCAACAGGCTAAGAACGTTTTCTTCAAAGGATTTAAAACAAAGATTGAAAAGTCTCCTTGGTTTGCTGGCAAGTTTAATGCAAAGGCAGATTCAATTGAATTTGATAAGTCTATAACAGTTTATTCTGGTCACTCAGAAAGAGAGTCTCACGAAGGTCTAAATCTTATGATGGCTGTTCTAGATGAAATTTCTGGTTTTGCACAAGAGATTGGAACAGGAAATGATCAGGGTAAAACTGCTGATAACATTTATAAAGCATTCCGTGCTTCTGTAGACTCTCGTTTTCCAGATCTAGGAAAAGTTGTTCTTCTTTCATTCCCAAGATATCAGGGAGATTTTATTTCTAAAAGATATGATGATGTAGTTATAGAAAAAGAAGTAATACACAAAGCGCATAAATTTATTATTGATCCATTACTAGATGAAAATGACCCAAACAACCAATTAGAAATTAATTGGGATGAAGATCATATAAAGTCTTATAGGTATCCAGGTGTATTTGCACTTAAAAGACCAACATGGGATGTAAACCCAACTAGAAAAATTGATGATTTCAAAATTGCATTTATTACTGACCTTGGAGATGCAATGCAAAGATTTGCTTGTATTCCAACATATGCATCTGATGCATTCTTTAAGCAAACAGAAAAAGTTAAAAATTGTATGAGTTCTAGAAATCCCCTAGATGCTTTTAAAAGATTTGAAGAAAACTTTAAACCAGATCCAGAAAAAACATATTATATACATGCAGACCTTGCACAAAAACATGACAAATGTGCTGTAGCAATTGCACATGTAGATAAATGGGTTAATGTTCAGGTGATAAAAGATTACCAGCAAATATCTCCAATAGTAGTTGTAGATGCGGTTGCTTGGTGGGAGCCAAAGGTAGAAGGCCCAGTAAACCTATCTGAGGTTAAACAATGGATACAAAATCTTAGAAGAATTGGCTTTAATATAGGAATGGTTTCTTTTGACCGTTGGCAGTCATTTGATATTCAAAATGAACTGCGGGCAGTAGGTATGAGAACTGAAACCGTATCAGTAGCAAAGAAGCATTATGAAGATATGGCCATGCTTGTTTATGAAGAAAGACTAGTTATGCCAGCAATAGATTTATTATTTGAAGAATTAACTGAGTTAAAGATTATGAAAAATGATAAGGTAGATCACCCACGTAAAAAATCTAAAGATTTAGCAGACGCAGTATGCGGTGCTATTTTTGGTGCAATATCACATACACCAAGAGATCAAAACCTTGAAGTCGAGGTTCATACTTTTAGGGATAGGCCACGCAAAGTTGACAGCCTACCTGAGAACGTGATACAATATAAACCTAGTCAAATAGAAGACATCAAAGACTATTTGGATAGATTAAAAACAATATAACCAAATGAATAAAAAGGAGAAAAATGAATTCATTTAAGAAGATCGCTCTCGCCATGGTTGCAGCCATGACACTGGGCACACTTGG